ACCTTTCACTTTAACTTCTATATTAAAAGAAGAGATGATGAACCTTCGTGAAGAAAATGAAGGAATTAATATTATTTTAAAATAGGCTAATAAAGGTATTAGAAAAGATAAATTTTCTGCTTTTGAATATGGTTTATATTATATAAAACAAGAAGAAGATAATAAGAAAAAGAAAAAGAAATTTAACGCAAAAGAATGGAAATTTTTTACTGCAGTATAAATAAAGAAAGGGGGTTGACCATATGGATGCTAGTAGAGGTGAAATGAAAATACACGAAATTCTTGAAAAATCTGGATTAACATATAAAATGGAATATAGCTTTGAAGGATTAAATAGTTCTAATGGAAAACCTCTTAGATTTGATTTTGCTGTCTTTGATGATGATGGTTTTTTAGATTTTTTAATTGAATATCAAGGAAAACAACATTATGAACCCAGCGCTAAATTTGGTGGTAAAAGAGGATTTTATCAATAGCAATATAATGATAATAAAAAACGTAGATTTTGTGCATTAAATGATATTAAATTAATTGAAATTCCTTATACCGAAGAAAATCTTATTACTTATGATTATATTCTTCATAAAGCAGGATATTAATTACAAGGAGGCAGAATGAGAAATAGACAAGAAGAAATTCGCTCCAAGGGTTTTAATATCGCTAATACTAGATATAAAGCTAGCTATGAAGGACCTTTAGATTATAATTCTATAAAAATAGGCATGAAAACTTTAGAAGATGCTGTTTTAAATTTAGGTTCTTTGAAAAAAGCAAATCGTAGAGGTTATGGTGATAAATTTACTGTTTTAAAAGCAATATGTGAACATAATTTACCATTAATGAGAAATATTTCTGAATACTTTTATAATACAAGTGGTATTTATTCTCGTACTTGTGATTATGCAGCATATTTATATCGTTATGATTGGTATGTTGTTCCTGAAATTATGGATCATGAAGGAGTAAAAAATGATAAAGTTGTAAAAGAATTTAATGATATTTTAAAATATCTTGATAATTCTCATGTTAAAAAATTATGTGGTGATATTGCTTTAGAAGTAATTAAATATGGAGCTTATTATGGTTACATAATTCCATCTTCTTCTGGATTAGTATTGCAATAGTTGCCTATTAATTATTGCAGGTCAAGATTTAGTATTGGAGATATTCCTGTTGTAGAATTTAATATGGCTTTCTTTGATGAATGTTTTAGAGATGTTAATTATCGTATGAAGATATTAAAAATGTTTCCTGATGAATTTAGAAAAGGATATATGCTTTATAAACAAGGTAAATTAACACCAGAATATATCGGAGATGATCCATATTGGGGACGCAGACTTGATAAAGAAAATAGCCTAATAAATTATCGTGCGGGCGGGTGGTACCCGCTTGAGCCAGGTAATACGGTGAAATTTTGTTTTAAAAATGGCGATTAGCCATTATTTATTAATGCAATTCCTAATATTATTGATCTAGATGCAGGTCAAGATCTAGATCGTCGTAAACAAATGTAGGAATTAATGAAAATTGTTATTCAAAAATTACCTCTTGATAAAAATGGAGATTTAATTTTTGATGTTGATGAAGCAAGAGATATTCATAATAATGCTGTTGAAATGTTACAACATGCTATTGGAGTTGATGTTTTAACAACATTTGCAGATGTTGATATTAAAGATGTTGCTGATAAAAATTCAACAACAACAGATGATGATCTTGAAAGAATGGAAAGAACTGTTTATAATAGTTTTGGTGTTTCAAGAAACTTATTTAATACAGATGGTAATTTATCTCTTGAAAAATCTATACTTGATGATGAGTCTACTTTAAAAACTTTATTATTACAATTTAATACATTTTTTGATAAAGTGACTAAAGCTTTAAGTAAGAATAAGAAAAAGTATAATTTTAGACTTTACATGTTAGAAACAACTTAGTATAATTATAAAGAGTTATCTAAGATGTATAAAGAGCAAGAGCAAATGGGTAAATCTAAAATGTTAGCATAGGTTGCTCTTGGACATTCACAAAGTGCAATTATACATACTGCTTATTTTGAGAATGAAATTCTTCACTTGAGTGAATTAATGATTCCTCCTTTAATGAGTTCTACTTTGAACGCTGATGCAATTTTGGGTAAAAAAGATTAGGATAATAATTCAAAAAATCAAAATTCTTCAGAAGGGAATACTAAAGTTTCTTCTGCTTCAAATATTTCTAATGGAGAAGTTGGTAGACCTCAAAAAGAAGAAGGACAAAAAAGTGAAAAAACAATAGCAAATCAAGAATCTATGAGTTAAGGGGGAAATTATGAAACATACAAGTGTTAAATTAAATACACCTAGTGAATTCATTCAATTAACTCCTATAAATCCTTTAATTTCAAAATGTTAGATTAAAGTTTGTTATGTAAGTGATTAGCCGAATCGTAATAGAAGTGTTATTACTAAAGAAGTAGCTAAAAAAATTGCAAATACAATTCCAGGCACTCCAATTGTTGGTTATTATAATTCTGAGAAACAAGATTTTGAAGAACATAACCGTACAATTTCTTTAAAAAATAATGAAATTGTAATTGAAGATGCTACTAGACCATATGGTTTTGTTGATTTAAATGCGCGATGCTGGTTTTAGAAATTTTTAGATGATGACCAAGAAGAACATGAATATTTAATGACTGAAGGTTGGCTTTGGACTGGTCAATATCCAGAAGCATCAAGAATTTTAAGTCAAGGAAATGGCTAGTCCATGGAATTAGATAAAAATTTAATTAGCGCTTGGTGGACAAAAGATAGTAATGGAAAACCAATGTTTTTCATTATTAATGAAGCTGTAATGTCTAAACTTTGTATTTTAGGACAAGATAATGAGCCTTGTTTTGAAGGTGCTAATATTACTAGTGTTCAATTTACTTTAAACAAGGATTTTAATTATTAGCTTTAGAAAATGAAGGATGAGTTAACAGAGTTATTAAATAATAAAGGAGGAGCGCAAGTGTTTACTACATACGCAGTAACAGTTGGAGATTCTCTTTGGACTGCATTATATAGTCATTTAAAGACAGCATATCAAGATAATTATTCTATTGCTGGTATTTTTGAAGATGAGAATTAGAAATATGCAGTCCTAAAAGATAATTCAACTGAGAATAAATATGTTCGCTTGAACTTCTCATTCTCCGAGTCAGACGGATTTTCTGCTGAAGAGAATGTTAATGAAGTTGAGTATACTCCTGCAGAAGAACCTCAATTTTCTCTTTCTGATATTGAAGCTTTTGAGCTTGAATATAAGAAAAAGGATAATGAAGAGGATCCAGAAGATGGAGAAAAGGACAAAAAAGATGAATCTGAAGGAAATGATTCTGATAATTCTACAGAGGATAAAAAAGACTCTGAAGAAGATAAAGATGATGAAGAGGAAGAAGAAGATAAAAAGAAAAAGACCTCTTATTCTTTAGATGAAGTTGTTGAATATCAAGAACTTTTAACTAAGTTTTCTGATTTAGAAGCTAAGTATAATGCTTTAGCTGAAGAAAAAACACAATTAGAGTCTGAGCTTCAGCCGTTAAGAGATTTTAAACTTGCGGCAGACCGCAAAGCTAAAGAAGATATGATTAATGGATTCTATATGCTTGATGATGAAGCTAAAAAAGATGTTCGTGAGAACATTGATAAATATTCTCTCGACGATATTGAAGCAAAACTTTCTATTTTATGTGTTCGCAACAAGGTAAGTTTTAACCTTGAAGATGATAATAACCCAAAGGGACCAATAACCTATAATCTTGGTTTAAATGAATTTGGTGATGAATCAACTCCAGCTTGGGTAAAAGCCGTCTTAGATACTGCGAAAACTTTAAATTAATTAAGGAGGAATAACAGATGATGTTTAAAGACTTTTTAAATAGCCGTCTTCCTATTAAATCTCAGGCTTGGGCTGGAGACAAAACAAACCCTGGATATGTAGAATTCGGTTATGGTCAAGTTGAGCCTAATCACCTTTCTGCTCAAAGAACAGGTCAAATTTGGGCTCAATTACCTGCTAAATCTGACATTGATATTCTTGAGCAAGGTCAGTTTGTAAAGTATGATTATGCTGCTAATGCTAATGGTATT